GCAGCCAAGATATCTAAGCAATGCAGTAATTATCCGTGGGGACTCAGCCTTGTTAGACAACAGCTCAAGTGAGCCTGGTTCGGCACAAGATCATCTCGTCTTGGGTGGGGTAGACCTTTCATTCTTAGATAGGGTAAATCCAGCAAAAGATGAGATAAGGCTTGCATTCTCATTAATTAACAAAACGCTTGGTGGAGCAGATCCATCTAGAGTACAGGTGATGGTTGAGTTTACGGATACTAATGAATACAACCCAAGCACGTACGCAAGACTTAGATTTAACGAAACAAGCGGAACTTACGATTATTCAGATAGATACATCGTTGCATCCAGCACTTTGGCTGACCTGGATCAAACCGAAAACTTTAAATGGTCATCAGTCTCCTTTATAAAGATATACGTGGATATCGATAATTCTTCATCCTACTATGCCGCACTTGACGCACTATCATTTGAGAACGTGTCATCCATAGATGCCCAATATGGAATGTCTGGGTATACCGTTATAAAAAATCCAGCCAGCACTGGATCTCCACAATCAAGACCAGTTATTAAATACGATAATGAGCTATCTCTCTTAGAATTTAAATTTGCCTTGGATGTGGGATAATGCAAAAAGCAATTATTCCAAAAGAAATATTGCCACCAATATCATCAGACGGGAAATACGTTCTAAGATATAGAGTAGCCTCTGAGGACAAGAATAGAGTTTCTGATTGGTCTAGAATATATCTAATCTCTGGAAAACTTATTAAAGATATTTTGGGGTATTTGGAGTCTGGGGAACAGAAATATCCAAATGGAGTTCCACTAGACATAGTAGCAACTGAAGATGGAATGAGCATATCTTGGGACCTACCAGTAGAGCTACAAACCACAGACTATGATGTGTTTATTAAGTGGTCCTCTGATGGTGGAACCACCTATGATGAAGATTGGACCTTGCTTTCAACAGTAAAAGTAAACACCGCATACGCTAAATCACCAGACCCTGAAGCCACAACACACATGAAGGCAAGAATTCAGGTAGAGACCTGGGATAAAAAGACCACTATTGACGATGTAGAAATTGACTTTGACTCATCAACAACAGGCAAAAACTATGTTCTTGTTGCACAATCTAGTGTTGGAGTATCCACAATAATGCGTAATGACTCTGGAACTATAGCACCGTAGCATGGTTTTATGCTATAATTGATTATTATGGGAAATTTACAAGTACCTTCGGGCAATCAAGTTCTAGACCTTGGAATTATTTCAAGGATGGCTACCGCTATCAATGAACTTCAAGATGATGTTCAAACAAAAAATGCAAAGGTCTATACTGGCACAGCTATTCCAGCAGCAGACACACAAACAACCAAACTTTCTATTGTAACGCAATATGTCAGAGTTGACCTAGATAGCAAGAATTTAAAAGTTAGCAAAACCATAAAGCTTGGAAAGACCTTTGCCCACGTCCCAGTAGTTACTGTTACGCCAGCTTTAGAAACTGAAATTAAGAAAATTAACACGCCAGATGTTTCAGTTATTATCACTAGGGCAAGCGAATCAGAAATTGACATAGTGGTTGTATCCACATCAGTAACTGCGACCATTGGGGTCAACATTATTGCTATCGGAGTGTTGTAGTGACCAGCTCTGGACCATTTGACAGAGAAGCCTACAACAACGCACCAGTAATACCAGGTAGCAAAAAAGTTTGGTTTTTAAATGGTTGCCTAGTAAGATCACACCACATCAATAGATCAAATGGTATTATGTCTGTTTATAACATTACAAAAGATCAGATTGAAAGTTGTTTAGTTAGTGACTTTAAAAAGAATAGACTTAGGGCTTACACTGTTGGCGAGACTGCAATTCTTGTTAATCGTCACAAAAAGTATATGCCACAACTGATGAAGCGTGAAGTCATTCCACGACCAACAGGTTCTCAAAAAGGTGGGGCAACTGGATGGCAAGTAAGAAGTTATTATTCAGAGTTGCAAGTTCAAGAGATTCGTGATATACTTGCATCCTATCACATTGGACAACCACGTAAGGACAAGCTCATAACCAACGATATAACTCCGACAAAACAGGAGTTGACAAGACGTATGGGAGATGGTATACTTACATATACGAAGACACAAGATGGTAGATTTGTTCCAATTTGGAATGAATCAATTTAAGAGAAGGTAATATTGGGTATGGAAAACGAAAACACTAAAGTACAAGTTGGTCTAGGCTACACACTAAATCTAGGCAACTTCCAGTCGCTACGCATTGATCTATCAGTATCAGATAATAAGCGTGAGAACGAGACCACATCAGAAGCATTTGAGCGTGTCTACAATTTTGTAGAAGCCAAGCTTGGCGAGAAGGTCAAAGAAGCACAGTCAGAGGCTGACGGAAACTAATGGCAGAACGCAAAGACCGAATGGCTTTGCTCAGTCGCTATAGTAAGTTACATACTATCAAGTATGAGCAGAAGCCAGTTTTAAATTTAAATGTAGAGCAGTGGGCAGCAGATGCCCTGATCGAATCCTATGGGCTACCAGAATGTTACGATCTACTTGACTACTACTTTAACACAGCACCCACTCCAAGCTGGAAGTGGTTTGCTAATTACGCAGACAAAGTTATCGATGGCAAAGCCTCGGTAGAACAAGACCTTAAGGAGAGAGCCGAACGCCGTAAACTGGCTAAGGAGTGGCTAAATGAATAATACAGAATCTAAACTAATATCTGCAGTATTGGCAGACAAGCAGGTTCACGTCTTGCTACAAGCAAACGTGGAAAACATTCTTCGTACCCATGGAGATATCTGGACCTTCATTCGTAACTACTCTGAAGCCAATGGTACGGTTCCACCCACAAACCTAGTCGTTGAGAAGTTCCGTGACTTTGCTCCTATGGATGGCATTGGTGCTACCAAGTATCACCTAGAAGAACTACAGGCAGAGTTTCTAAATGATAGCCTCAAGGATGTTCTTCGTTCTACTGCTGCAGATGTTCAGGCAGGGCAGGGAACAAAGGCACTAGAAGACCTCATCACCAAGACATCCGAACTAAAGAAGAACACAGCAGTAATTCGTGACATTGATGCCACCGATATTGATTCTGCTGTTGCCTACTTTGAGAACCTAAAGATCCAGAGCGAGCTAGGCTCTGTTGGAATTAAGACTGGATTGCCAGGATTTGACAACTACCTACCTGCTGGTATTACTCCAGGTCAGCTAGGCGTGTTCCTAGCCTACCCAGGTATCGGTAAGTCTTGGTTTGCCCTTTACATGGCGGTACAGGCATGGAAGCAGGGCAAGTCACCGCTAATCATCTCTCTAGAAATGTCAGAGACAGAAGTTCGTAACCGTGTGTTTGCTATCATGGGTGAAGGTCTATGGTCACACAGAAAGCTTTCTAATGGTCAGGTAGAGATTGAAGACCTAAAGCGTTGGCACTCAAAGGAGCTTGCTGGTAAGCCAGAGTTCCACATCATCTCTAACGATAATGGTGGGGAAGTTACACCATCAGTTATTCGTGGCAAGATTGATCAGTATAAGCCAGACCTAGTTATCGTTGACTATCTTCAGTTGATGTCGCCAAACCAGAAGTCTGACAATGAGACTGTTAAGATGAAGAACCTTTCTCGTGAACTAAAGCTTATGGCTATTAGCGAAGAGATGCCAATCATCGCTATCTCATCTGCTACACCAGACGATGTTACAAAGCTGGACACAGTTCCTACCCTTGGTCAGACCGCATGGTCACGCCAGATCGCTTACGATGCTGACTGGGTGCTTGCACTTGGTCGTGCCACAAACTCCGATATCCTAGAGTGTGTGTTCCGAAAGAACCGTAATGGATTTATGGGTGAGTTCTTGGTGCAGGTAGACTTCGACAAGGGCTGGTACAAGTACAAGGATTACGAAGATAAATAGTAGTTATAATGGTGTATGGTCAATTTACACCACAAGTCAATTAAACTATTTAAGCTTGAGGGCATCATCAAAGATGACTCTGCTATCGGTAGGTTACGCCTTGAGTATCTTAGGATGCTAACCGCCGATATGCGTGAAAACGGGTATGCATTAAGACTTGACATTGACCCAGACTTTACGATACAATATAATAGTAGCAAAGAATACTTTGAATTTAAATTATCAATTTACGGAACATACATAGGAAGAAAAAAGAGCAAATGGGCAGTGGGAATAGACGGAACGACAATGTTTATACAGCAGAGCAAATCAAGCGTATCCTCGCAGGTTCAGGTATAACCATTGAGGCAGAGGTTGATTCAGACTATATCATCTTCTGTCCCTTCCACAATAACTCAAGATCTCCTGCTGGAGAAATTGATAAGGTCAATGGCACATTCTTCTGCTTCTCATGCCACCACGTTGCAAGCCTTGCAGAGTTTATCATGCACACTTCTGGCAGAACCTATTTTGAGGCTGCTCGCTTTATCAAGTCTAAAGAAACAGAGATTGATCTAACCAACCAGATTAACCAACAGCTAGTGATTAAGCCAGAGTACGCTGCCTACGATGAACTGCAAATCAAAAGACTAAATCAGCAAGCACTGGAATCACCACGTGCCATGCGTTATTACAATGGAAGACTGGTTACAGAAACATCTGTAAACAAGTTTGACCTAGGCTACAGCGAGAAGCAGGACATGGTTACCATTCCAGTTCATTCACCAGATGCTCTTTGCGTTGGCTTTGTCGGTAGATCAGTTGAGGGCAAAGACTTCAAGAATACTCCAGGACTACCAAAGAGCAAGATTTTATTTAACCTACACAGGGTTAAGGCAGCAGACAGAGTGTATGTCGTCGAATCATCATTCGATGCCATCCGCCTTGACCAAGTTGGAATGCCAGCAGTTGCTACGCTGGGATCAAACGTATCCAACTTTCAAACAGACCTGCTTCAGAAGTACTTCAATAACATTTATGTTGTTGCTGATAACGATGAGGCTGGCGGTAACATGAAGAAGAAACTAATCGAAAGACTAGGTTCTCGTGTTAGC